AATGCTTTTTTGTTGAAGTCTTCGCCTACGTTCTCTGGCCCCCAATATATTGGTAGGCATCCTGCATAAAATGAGTGCAAGATTTTCTCACATACGTAACCCTGTCTATCATCGTTTTCAAAACATAAGTTTGACTTGAACTTAGAAATAAATTCTATCTTCTCTAGGTAGTCACTGTTGCCCGGCTTTTCAACCATTTCTGTTGTATTTCTTAGGAAGTCTCCACCATGAGTCACATCCATTTTTGAGGATATGTAAGGGTAAAAGTCTGCTCTCCTGCCAAGCGTTCCAGACGCTACTGAGCAACACAGTCTATCTCTATAAGATATCTGCCTATTAGATAGCTCGTCTATTGATATATAGTATGTTGGCCCTCGATTAAGGTCATGCGCAGGAGCCCCATTCCAGTTTATCTGTGTAGACCAAAACGGAATCCTATAGTTTCTATCATCATCAAGATTGCAACTGTTGAAAGAATAGTCACATTTACTATAGTCAGGTTCTCCTATTCTATTCATAGACTCTATAAACCAAGCTATAGTTATAGCCGTATCGTGTTTGGAATAAGTTTGCCCTTGATTTATAATAATATCTGGATTGTCATTTACAATCTCGACATTATACTTTTTACGCAAGGCAACGGTTATAATATTGTCGTTTACGGGGAAGCCACCCCAAAAGTTATCAAATCGTATTCTTAGATTACTTGCAACCACAATCCTGTGTGTCCTTTATTAGATTTTCCCAATAGTCAAAAGAAAGCTTTTCCAAATTATACATAATACTAGTTGCGTCGTCTAGAAAATGCACAAGTTTTTGGTGGGTTACTTCTTCCCATTTGTCTACAAATAATATCGGCAGATCTGAAAGACATTTGTGTGTTAAGTGACTTTGTACAATTGGTATACAGCCCATATATAGCGCCTCCCATATCCTATGCGTATCTACACCATTACCTCGTGGGCAAAGACAGAAAGCGTACTTGGATAAGTTGGAAACATATTTATCAAACTGTGATCCATTAATTGACTGGAAAAAGTCTGCGTCAACCGCCTTTTTTTCGATAAGATTAACTAGGTCAGTTCTTGACTCATGCGTTACTGGATTAAATTGACCGAAAGCGCGGATCAATCTCTGTTCTTGTGCAGGGCAATTAAGTATGATGTCTCTTTTGGTTGGATGCCACTGCGTATTTTCTAGTCCTATTGGTATAGGGAAAGTTCTACTAGATGCGGTGCATAGATTTTGAGCATACCAACAAATTAAGTTGGGAGGTAGAAATCTTTTGTTTAAATTTATTTCTGCATCCCCATTATGAGTTACCAGCCTGAATTTTTTATCGTTATTTTTTTCTATAAAAACAAGCGCGCGCAAATAGTCATCTGACGCAGCATACATTGTAATCTCTTGTTTGTCCGGCATATCCTCTCCGAACTCAAAATCACAGATAGATCTAAACATATCCCCATCAACAAACCTTACACTGCTCATTGTAATTTCTTCCTCATATAGTATGCAAGCCCTTCCGGTGAGCAGAAATATTTGTACCAAGATTTTCCAGCTTCAGAATAATACTCCATTTCTTCTGGGTTCTGCAAAATCATATCTATAACATCTGGAAGATTAGTCCAGTTATTATCTACAGTAATTGTAGGCGCTACATTATACATGGGTATTACAGGCATCTGTTGTGATACTATAACACATCCTGCCATAGCAGCCTCAAAAAACCGAAAACTCTCGAAGCTAGCTGATCCATTCGGAACTAAAGCTATTTTTGTATTGCTCATTACACTAGCGTAATCTTGTATAGGGCCTCCATTATTCCAGCCGTTATACCAAAGGACTTTACTTGCATGGCTTTTGCCTTGAAGATTATCCACAGCATTTTTGAAGGCAACCCTTGTGTAAGGATCAAACTGCCCCATCCAACACCAATCATACGTTCTTTCGTGAACATTCACAGGTTCAGGATTAAACCCTTCTAAGGAGCATAAAGGAAGTGGGGTTACTTTGCTTTCAAACTGATGTAAAATTGAAGTAGGATTCTTCATATCGGCCATCGGTACATACTGCTTGAATATATGCGCGTAAGAATTGTCGTTGACTTCTACTGGAACGTTGTGGCTCTCATCAGATGTAGAAATGAGAACTTTAGGATACTTTGTATCTGAAGGTTTCTCACCATCCCATGTTTGGATTATAAACGAGTAGTCTTGTTCTAGTGTGTTACACAGGATTTCTGCTGCCTGCTGATAAACATAAGTATCAGGTTTGTCTTGCGCTAAGTTAATGATTTCTGACATTATACAAATCTTTCTAAGTTTTTACTATGTACATGAAGATTGAATATTGGAAAGCGCTCGCCGTCCACTCTTATTACATAAGGGCGGTCAGTGAATTCTGCATTAATCTCTTCTGCAATCATCGCAGAACCAATTATATGTTTTTGATCAATAAACCCTGAGCCATGACCATTATTTGTGCCTCCTAAATACTGACCATATGAACCCGGATCAAATATATAATTATGGTCTTCATGAAAGTTAGGGATTGTTGGTAGCGGGCAAAACATATTATTTACATGTGCTACGTGTAGCAATGACATTTCGCTAACATGGTCAAAACCGAAGTTCTGGATTAACCATTGCTCTCCCTTTTCTAGCAACTGATTAAAAAAGAGGCACATGTGCCTTGTGTGTTGTGGTGTAGGAATATGAGCAAAAGCGAAAGTCACCTGATCTACAGACATCGGAGTTAGACTGAGCAGAGGGTGTGTAGGCACATCTCTGAGGTCGCCATAAACTAGAACATCGTTCTCAAAATGAAACGCATCATAAATACGCTCTCTATTAAGATACTCATCCAAATAGTAAAGGCGTTCGCAGGTTCTATGCCAGAAGAGTTCTGGACTTGGGTACGAGGTGTTAGGAGTTCCGTGTCTACGGAAGTCACAGACCTTATTGAATTCTTTAATCACATCGCCATCAGACAGCTCGTCTTGAGGAATCCAGTTAACACCAAATTCTTCAAATATAGGTTGGTCATCTTTGCAGATAAAATCAAACTCGACATCTGGATTGGTCTGCTTTGCCTTTTGGATTGAAAATCTGACGTAATCTGGCAAAGCCCCACCATCAGATATAAAAGTATTTACTATTTTCATATTTAAGTCCAAGTGTGAATTGTGAATAGGTCTACATTAGTAGCACCTTTATACATATTTATGTATGCTCTTATTTCGTCGTGCGACCACTGTTTATACTGTCCGTGAGTCCTCGTTTTTGTGTGCGTATGATTGTACATTCGGGGATGCGTTTTTGTTACATAATTTCCATACGTTTCAAACTCAGAGAATAGATATTCTTCATTCACCAAAATTTCATTGAGGTCATTTACAAACGTCTTCAGATCTGGTAGCATTTCTCGGCACACATTTTTATCAAACAACATAAAGTCATTTATGTAGGTATGATCAACCTGTCTGCCAAATCCAAAGTATATTTCCATTAGACTGAAATATGGTATATGATGTTGATCTCTATCGCTTATAAAAAAGTTTGGCTTACCTCCGGCAAAAACATCAATGGGGCGATTGAAAATTAGATCAGAATCTATGCACATGTAAAGATCGTTTCTAGTCACATCCTGAAAAGTCTTTATAAGTTGCTGGTAGATCCAGTTAGGTCTAGTGAATTCAACTTCACTTATGTCTAGGTCAATAACCTCTGAGTCTGTCAAGCATATAAAATTATCCGAAATTGCATGGTCAGGTGTAACCAAGAATATATCGTGAGGCATTGGGTTTAGCCACTTCATAGACTCAAGACAATACTCAATTTTAGTGTAGTCTTTTGGGTGCGATAATATAATAGCGTCGTATCTCATTTATATTCCTTGTAATATATCAAGCTCTTGATGTGGACAGACAATCTCCTCAAAGTCGATTCCCTCAAGAGAAAGGCGTTTACCTTCCTCATATTCGTCTTTTAAGTCTAGAGCTACATAGCTGTAGCTATCTCCATTTCTATTCTTTATTTGATTTTGAACTCTGTTATTTGGCGAATTAACAACACAACTATATTCAGGGCAAGCCATTAAAGCTGGAAGATCAAAGAAATACATTTGCAGTTTGGCTTCAAACTCATTCGGCGTTTGTCTCCATGAATACTTTGCTCTAGGTACTCCGCGATTAGAGTAGTGTGCCTCCAATACACAAAGTTCATCACAGAATTTCAATAGTTTATTTTTTTCAAATATGTGCGCATCAACAGAAAGTGGATACGCCCAATAACCTCCTACAGGGATGGAAGTCCTGTTCCAAATTAGCAGATTTCCTAAAGATCCTACCTCCTTCGGCAAAGCATCTTGCCTTAAAACACCATCACCATAGTCTCTCATGACAGTGTTTTTACCTAACCTCAAAGATATACATGACACTTGGTTTTCAAACGCTAGCTTAATATCTTCTTGTGTTAGAGATAGCTCTCTGTAAACAATGTTGTCATCGGTAAAAAAACAAACGTGTTCGTCTAACGAAGTATCGACGAGCTTTTTTATATCAGTGAATATACTTGCAGATTGTTTAACAAAGTTGACATCTTGATGCTCTTTAATTAGAGTCTGATATGAATTTTCGTGTTCTTTAGATGTGGTATATAAAACATCAATGCGATGAATTGGGTATTCGTACTGTGTGCATGGTATGTGAGATTTTATGCTATTTAGAGTTAGGTCTAACTGAAGCGCTCTGTCTTTACTAAATACGATTGAGGTAAACATCAAACTGCTCCTTGTTACCCATAAACCAATCTACTGTCTGTTCAAGGCCTTCTAGTAGATCTATCTGTGGTTCATATCCTAGCCTCTGCTGTGCCCGACTAATATCTAGTTGTCTTCTGGGTTGCCCGTCTGGATAGGCAGAATTGAAATATATAGCGCCGTTGTATCCCATAACTTCTGCGATTGTGTGAGCCAAATACTTGATCTGTATCTCACCGCCAGTGCCTATATTAATTGGTTCTGGAGACACATCGTTTTCCAAGCCCAAACTGATAGCATTGGCACAATCATAAACGTGTAAGAATTCTCTACTTGCTTCACCAGTTCCCCAAACTTCTACTGATTCCAAATCAAACTTGATGGCCTTGTAGAACTTTAGTATCAGTGCGGGAATTACATGGCTTATAGCAGGGTCAAAATTATCATGAGGCCCATACATGTTAACAGGGATGAGATTAACACCGTTAAAGTTGTACTGCTCATGATACGATTGCACAAGCTGCATAAGTGCCTTCTTCGCAATTCCATATGGTGCATTTGTTTCTTCTGGGTATCCATTCCAAAGATCTTCCTCTTTAAAGGGTACGGGAGTAAACTTAGGGTAAGCACAAACAGTTCCAACCATGACAAACTTCTCGACCCTGTTAAGCCTAGACGCTTCAATAGTATTGGAACCCATCACTAAATTATTATACATAAATAAACCGGGATTATCTTTATTGGCACCAATGCCCCCAACAGTTGCAGCAAGGTGAAGTACTACTTCGGGCTTTTCTTTTTTGAAAAAGTCAAGTGTTTCTTCGCAACAGGTCAGATCAACCGAGCTGCCTATGGGCAATAAGTTAGTATACCCTTTTGCTTCCAGCGTATCAACAACAGCCTTGCCCAAGAAGCCAGTTCCGCCAGTGATAAGAATTTTTTTATCTTTATGCATTTATCTCTCTCCTAGTTCTATCCCAGCCTTCAACTATGTTTGCAGCTTCTTGCTCGTACCCAAGATAGTTTAATATTTGTGATATCCTATGAAAGTTAGTATGATTTTCTAGCAAGAACTTTTGTCCTTGAGATGCTAGCTGCCGACGCTCATTTTCGTTGGCCAAATAGTAGTCAATCTTTTCCCTAAAATCTTGAGGGCCTTCTGCGAAGATCACGCCATTGCCTTCAAATATTTTTGCGATAGATGTTATATTATCGGATATGCAAAAGCCTCCTGCACACAAAATCTTGAAACACCTTTCATTTATATCAAACCCATAATGATGCGCATGTGGCTCGCTTAGGTTAGGGCATATCTTTGCGGACGCAAAAAGGTCTTTTAACTTGTGGTCTTGTAAAAAACCGCAATACTGATTAATATGCCAAGGCTGATTACCAAAAACTTTGATATTATATCTATCTACTGGATGACAAAGAGGTGTAAGAAATTGGTCTATGATGATACCTTTATGTGGCCAGTAACCTCCAACGAAGCCGATATCGCAAGCTAGGGAATCGTCATACTGGCCGCCAAAATATTCTTGTACATCGCCGCACATTATTACTGATTTTGCGTCTATACCAATCTTGCTGTAATTGGAGTGTGTCTGATCTACTGCTTCTTGATCGTAATGGATATGTACAAAATCTGGTTTTCCAGTTTCTTCTTTTAATTTTTTAAGAAGCTCAATTTCTTGTTCAGTGGCATGAAGGACATTTAATGTCGGGTCTTTTTGGAAGTCTCCCCAATCTCCCGCACGAAGTCCTATCTTTAGGTGTGGCCTCTCGTATATACATTTGACTAGATCTGATGTCAAATTGTAAGACTGTCCTAAAAATACATCTGGTTCAAACAGGTCGAAGGCATCAAAAGCGGACATACTCTTGCAATCCCAAAGCTGGGCCTGTATGCCTACCGCATTAAAAGCTCGCAACCAAGATAGCCTCTGGAAATAATGAGCGTGTACACCATCGCTAGATATTAAAATTTTCATTCTTCAAGTCTTTCATACAGTCTATTTCTAATATTGATATTTTGTCTGGTTCAACAACCCTGATGTTTCCACCCTTATTTATTATAAGATTGAGCACTTCAAAAGTCAACATGTTTTTTATATCTTCTGAATGTTTTATAAAAGCCGACCTAAGTAGCTTTAACTCCCTGCCACATAAGTAAATTATCTGGCACCATTTAAGATCTAAGCCATGAGAAAATATCGTAGCTTTATTTTTTACTTTGGTTACTCCTACTTCCCTATCTTGCATTGCTTGGTTTGAAGCAAGAACAAAAGACTTTCCATAATCTAAATTCTGTAGCAACTCTTGACCAAAATAAAGATCTCCATGAAAAAACAGAATACTGTCAGCATCTGAATTATTCAAGATCAATCGCATTGTTTCTGCAGAGCCAGTAAATTCATATAGTTGATTTTCGATATACCTAGCGTTAAAACCTGTTTTCTTTATAATTTTGTTTGCACCTACGCCAACACCTACAATTATCTCAGGCTCCGAGAAAACATTTCTAATAACTGATATCTGATGCTCAAGCAGCGTTTTATTGCCGACCTTGAGTAGAGAACGGGGCTCATTAGATTTTATTCTATTTCCAATTCCAGCAGAGAGTATACCTACTGTTGTAGTGATAGAATCTCTTTTAATTTTTTGAATGAATCTGTTCATTACGCTTTCTTATTTTATCTGCGTTTTGTTGGAATATTTCTGGGGTCATCTTCATGGATTGGTTCAGGCCCGTCTCTCTTACATAAGATAGCGGTTCGGCAATGTGTGAAATCATACATACATTTGAAAGCCTAAGCCATAAATCATAGTCTTCTATGCATCCTATAAAGCCCTGACTTCCGGGACCATGTAGGTTGCTATCATATATCTCTTTGTTGTCTAATAATATTTTTGATAGACATCTCTTTTTGATTAATCCAGCACTGTGTACTATGCACTGTCTTTCTAGCTCAAATTTGGAATATGGGTATTTGTATTCATATTTTTGGTAGTCATTGTATCCATATGTTTTATGTATAATATAGTCTGAATATGTAACGCCTATTTCATCATGCTCAATCAGCTTTTGTACCTGTTTAGAAACTTTACTTGGATGATACAAATCATCCGCATCAAGAATGGCAAAGACATCTGCCCATTCCCAAGCTTCCCAAATTGCTACGTTCCTAGCGGTGCTAGCGCCCGAATTTTCAATATGGTAGCACCATAGGTTCATGTCACTACACTGAAATAATTTCATTTGACCTGTGTAATATGGCTCATTCACCTCATGAGAGTCTGTTATGGAGGATATGCTCTCTGAAGCGTAGCTTAGTAGTTTATCATAAGACCCATCCGAAGAACCATCGTCAATTACGTAAACACGCATTTGACCTTCGTAGTCCTGCTTAAGGGCACTATCTATAGCATCTAGAACAAACTCACCATAATTGTAATTGGTTATTACAACAGCTACATTAGGCAGATTCATCTATGAATTCCTTCCAAGTTATAATAGTGTCTGGATCTGATGTGTTCATGCCCTCGACTTTTTCGACAAAGCTAAGGGTCATATCTTCTCCCGTGTCTTTGTGTTGCAGCTTTCTGCTACCGTCTAAAAACTTATATATGGCTGTCTGAAATATCATACCATTCAAATCATCATACGGCTTAACCAATACAAGTCTCTTCATATCTACATTTATTCTGTCATGAATCTTCTGTAAAAGATCGAGCCTAACATTCTCTCCGCTGGTCGTGACATAAGCCCAACCATTCTTAGCGTGCCTGAAGGCTTCATCCAGCAGGAAGTCATTTTTGCTATCGACTAATGTCTGCACAATGTGAAACTCTGTTTCTTCAAAGTCAAAGTTCTTTCTGAGTATTTCGTGCAGTTGCTCGTTGTATTCAACTCTAGAATTAATTAGTGCTATATATCGAGCTTGACCAAAGCTCTGTTCTTTAATATCTTTTAGTGTTACCTTGAGACGATCAATCATCCCTTCTTCGCTGTCTAGAAAAATAAAGAAGCCAAGTCTTGGGCAGACCTCTCTCATAACAGTATTCACCATGTCCTGCTTTTCTTCATCAGATAAGATAATCCTCCACTCTTCAGGCCTGTAGGTGTTACAAAATCTATTGAATGTATAATGGTGTTTTTCGCCGTCCATCAATAAATCATTTTTCGGATTAAGTTTTTCTGCTCTATTTAACTTACAGCCAGTTTGTGTGTCTTTTGTATATTCCGCAAACAGGCAGCCTTTACAGCTAGTTTGAACTTGCATTTGCAACCCTCCTTGATGTTATAATAGCTTGCATAGTTTCATTATCTAATGTTTTTTGTGTGATTTGCAAGTTACTACCTTTTACTATATCAGCAATAGTTTCGATATTTAAGACGCAACCAACAGTTGGGCAGTCTTCAAATAGAATTGAATTTATATCTGACAGAGCCATGCCTGTTTTATTATAAGTATAGGACAGGATGTCAATGTCTTTTTGGTAGATAACTAATTTTGAATTAAGTCTCATTTTAGAGACTATCTTATTTAAAATATATTCTAGAGACTCAAAATTAAAAGCAGACAAGAAGCTGTCCACAATTATTTCTGTCGCCTCATTATCATCCACAACAGAGTCTATGGTGGAGAAGTCGCTTACCCATACGTGACTTTTGCTTTCTGGGTCGGTGTGTGAAAGTATAATTTTCATTATTTTTTGTAATCCCTTATAACTTTGAAAAACAAGTCGTTCCAGTTTTTAGTAAATCTGTCAAGACTGTAATTATCTTTAATTGTATTCCTTGCATTTTCTCCAAGCCTTCTGGCTTCTTGAGGGTTGTCAAGAAGAAATTGACAAGATGCGCGTAGCTCATCTGCGGTATCCGCAAGTAACCCATTCTCACCATGCTGGATTATTTCTGGAATCATACAATTATTAGTGCTGACGATTGCGCAACCACAAGCCATTGCTTCCATTAGAACGGTTGGTACGGGCGAGTGTATGGAGGTATTCAAAAACACTGATGCGCTCTTATATGCATCTCTTAGATCTTCAATACTATCTGCAGGCTCAGAGAATCCGGGGCTACTGCCAAGAACCTTTACTGGCAACATACCTTCATCTGTTCTGATTATTTCATTCCAAAGATTCCAGCCACAGCACCAGTCTCTATTTGGCCACTCGTTGACAACAGAAAGTAGCACGTTTTCTCTCTGCAGTTCTTCGCCAGTTTGCCAGAAGTCATAATCCATACCATGCTCAACAAAGCTGGTGTTTTCTCCCTGCTTCTTTCCCCAAGCATCCATATTGTACTCAGAAATGAAACTGTCATGATCAACAGAAATAGAATTGAAAGCTTGGACCTGCTGTTCGACATCAAATCTAATATCCGGCAATACATGAGTATGCCTGATAATTGGTATATTGTACATAGCTTGTAAGTTCTTGGAAAACTGCAGTCTCTCACAACTCGTATGAGAAAGTATAAGATCAAATTGCAAGTGCCAAGGTATTATCTTTATTTCTTGATAATTATCTGGTATCTCTCCATAGTCTTTATTCCATAGCTTGCCTTGTGCTACAGAATAAAAATTGTGTCCAGTTTTGCACAAATTTTGCTCATACCTTTCATGCGTACAGAAAGTTAATATGTTTAACTTGTCTGTATCTTTTAAGGTTGCGCGACGAACCATAGATTTTATAGATACTTGGTTTGCTTGACTACTCATAAAGTAACTCCTTCAACCGCCTTCCAACTCTCATGTTACTATAATTCTCTGCCTTAAGCTGGGCATCTGCACAAATTAAATCATATTTTTCTTTATCGTTCTTATATGTTTCGTAAGCGACTCTCATGGCTGAGGCCAAATGTTCTATACTGGGTTCCATCCATTTTGTGTGAGATGTATACATATAGTCTAAAGAATCGGTGGCGTTATAGCAGGACTTTGCTTCAGACTCTACTTTCCATCCATGACAAAAGTCATCCATTCCTGTATTGCCAGTGTAAATAACGGGCATGCCAATTGCCATAGATTCAAGGGCCGGTATGCACCAAGCTTCGCCAAAGCTAGGCATTACAAAACATTGACACTTTGACATTAAAGACAGTAGGTGTCTATCTTCTAAGTGACCCGAAATAGCTATCTCTTTTTTGTACTTTGTTCTTATTTTCAGTTTTGACTTAACCGAATCAGAAAGCTGCTTAAATGCATTCAAAGTATCGTCACTGGATAAGCCTGACTTGCTTATTTTTAACATTAAGTTTACGGGTTCTGACGGATGAAATTCTGAATGAAAAGCCCTTAGTAAGCCTTCAATGTTTTTTCTATTTATCATTTCCCCCACAAAACAAAAGTTGAAACATCCATCGAATTCTGCAGCGCTGGCACAGTCTTCTATGTTCTTGTATTTTGCCAGATCTAGAGAGTGAGGCGCAACTTTTATGGGCACCTTTACCCCGCTTTTATGGCAAGCTTCAACCATTTGATTATTCGGAACCCAAACTTCGTCCATCATATTTATGTGTTTCTGCCACATTGTTTCTGTAAAAGTAACAGTCTCAGTCACAAAGAAGCCAATGTTTTTTAGGTTGGAATTATAACTATATAAAGGTGGTAACGTATGGTAGATACACGCATCGCAGTTAGCGTCACTTTTGCTTTCTAGTTCTGTAACTGTAGGATGTATATCCGCATGAGAATTATTAAAAGTTATAGCCCTTGGTACTACATCTACTCCAGCAGAGTGCAAAGCCAAAATATTATTTAGCGAAGCATAGCCCCAACCAGTTCTATCTTTATAGTTACCGATATAAAGTGTTTTCATTTTTTAGCCTTTGTGTTCTGATTTTTTCCCATTCATTATGGGTGTGTCTCATTTTTGCCATGTATTCATATGCTTGTTCAACATTGAAAGAAGCCCAAGACCTGATATCATTATTAGTATGTGATTCATTAAAATACCAGTCTACATTCGTATTTACGACAGTACATTTATACATCAAGTCCTTGAGCGTTCTTTTCCATTGGTAGTTCCCTATCCACTCAGGCTTCCTCAAAACTGAATCAAACAGGAAGTTGACCTGATCTTTCACAGTTAATCCATCCGGCATTTTAGGAGCAGGATCAAACAACCTTGGCGGAGAGTACCATGTCTCCGATGGGTCTTTTACGGGAGTTGAAGCATAGTAGTTCGCCCAAATCTCAGCAGTCTTGTCCCAATTGTATCTCTGTAAAGTTTTTTGTCTCATGCCAAAACCTAGCTGTTTGAGCTTTTCTTTGCGCATACCATATAGCTCAACAAATTTCAGTAGAGTAAAGTCGTTGTTGGGAATTGCTCTCTTGCATCCAGTTTCGCATTCTGTTTGGAGCGTCAAAAGAGGAATCTTAATTGCCCCAATATTGTCTCCAACAGAGTCCATTGCTGAGTATGAAACTGTCATAATAGGAACTCCAGACTGACTAGCTTCTAGCTGGGGCATTCCAAAACCTTCACTATTTGCATACTGGACATAAACATCGAAAAGGTTATATACTTGTGCCAAATCCTCTTCTTCAATTTTGTTATTCACTCCAACAAGTTCGCTTTTAAACGAATTGCATTGTCGGCAATGATTAAACGTGTCCTTGAAAAAGCACGGTTCAATATGCCCACAGTTTTTACATTTATAAGTAAACAACACTCTGTTTGTCAGGTCATACTCTTGTAAAAGCTCTGGAATATCCCATCCAACATCTGGATAATATGTGTGACAGTACAAGAAGGCGTTTGAGGCTTTGGTAGTATCTAGAAACTCTCTAAAAGTTTTGAATAGATCTGGGTACAACTTACGTCTCTGGTTGCGCATTACTGTACCAAATATGAAAGAGTCTGCTGTCAGACCCAGAGATTCTTTATGTGCTTCTTTATCTGGTACAGGAGAAAAATTTTGACTTGCGCAAGGAGATGCCACATCAATAAAGTTCAAATCTCTGCATTGATTTAGTAAAACATCTCTGCCGAATTCGGAATATGCAAACACTGCATCCGCAGTAGCGAAGGTGTCCAACCATTGTTTGTTTTGTGGGAATGCATCTACTGTAGGCATGATAGTCCAGCTGTAGAAGTCTCTATAGGTAGATCTTTGCTGAAATTCAAACATCCACCAATCCCTAATGTCCATCACGAAATCAGGCTTGAAGTCAAGCAAGACATGATTAAAAGTATACTCGCCAAATTCATAAGTGGGAGATGATTTATACTCATTCCACTCAGGCGTGTTTCTTTCTGGTTGATTGCCGTAAATCTTCCAACCTTTAGCATTTTTCTTAACGGACTCATCACTAGCATAGCAAGCTAACTCTGCAACCTCAAACCGAGGGTCTGCGTGTAATCTAGTTAGTAGCTCTTTTGTGTAAACAGAATATCCTGTTGGTAGGTAATGAGCTTCTGTACAAAAAAGTATTCTTTTAGGTCTCATATCTTTGTATCTTTCCAACTCCAGAATAAAACAAATTATAATATTCTTTTTTAGTCAGTGTTAGCATGTCGCATATCTCTTTTCTACTGAATCCTTGTGATTTCATATCTAGGATGAAAGACTCAGCGGGCAAAAGCCTGCTTGCGCAAGACGCTAGTACATTCTTGAAATCATTAACATAGGATTTGTCATCATAGCTAACAGTCACTGTAGAATTAGTAACATTGTTATTTTGCCACCTTAATTCTTTTCTTAGGAATCTGTTGAGGTTATTCTTAACACAGGAAAAAATATAGGGTCGCAGAGGCCCAATGTTGGAGTCAAAGCTGCTGACAGCCTTAAAATACCCAACAAAAGCTACTTGCAATAAGTCTTCAAATTCAAAGGAATTGGCACAACCTCCAAACTGAACGACCAAAGAGATTATAATGTCAAAATTCTCTTCGATACTAACAGGATCACTCTGTGTCATCTGTGTCTCTGTCTTTAAAGACTCTAAAATTTTGAACTCTGAAAGCAACCTTTTGTCTTGGTTGACCGTTTGAATCATTCCATTTTTCCTGTCTAGCCACAGCATTAACAGCGATCATGTCGCCTTTGCTACATAGTTTATGTATAGTAAGAGCTCCACTATCCCAAGCAGAAAAGTCAAAAAAATCAACGCGCTTTACCTTGTTTCCGTTCTTATCTTTCCTGTGCTCCTCGATAGCGAGCGAAAAAGTTGCCAGCTTCGTGCTACCAACATCTTTTATTACTGGGTCTGCAGTCAGCCTACCCACAAATGTACAATTATTCATAAATATACTCCAAATACAATATATTTTAACTATAAGTTAAGCTTGAGACACTTTGTTTATAATTAAACTTGTATCTTTTTTCTTAGAAACCTGACCCATAACTATAACAGTATTACCTTCATATAGCAACTGCTTGTTTTCCTCATATGCATCTGGAAAGACTATTGCCGAATCCAAACAGGCAGTCGAATCTTCAACAGATAGAAATGCCATAATTTGACCGGGATTTTTGCCGTTCTTTGTTTTGTATTCACGTAAGGAATTTATATGAACTGCAACATTAACACTTCCAGTCTTGCCTTGAGCTATCTCTTTGCAGGTAGTATTAACCAAAGAACTTTGGACTGCATCAGTCTTTGAATAACTTAACGAAGTGCCCAAGTACTTAATCTCTAGATCTGCAATCTGCTCTGGATGATCTACAAGTTCAAACGGAGGTGATTCTGCTACATTTCTAAGATCAAAAACCTTCACGAGCCTGCGAGAGGTAATCTTAAGATTATTTATCATATTATCTAAAGACTGCACAAAGTTATGACTTGAGTCGTAGTTTTCTTGAAGCCAAGTTCTTTCTCTAGCAGATAAGTCTTTGTAGCTTTTATATTCATAGAGCATCTGGTTTCTGTGCATGCGGTTCTTAGTTCCATTAAAAGCACCAACATTTATCAGAGACTCCATTGATGTCTTGTTGATTCTTGCTCCTAAGTTGAACAGTACGTCAGACCAAGTAAATTCAGTAAATGGCTTTTCGAGACTTTCTTCAAGCTCAGGTATTGCTTCCAGTAATTTTACAGTTTCAGAACTACCAACACCTTTTACATTATTAACACCGAAGTATATCTTATTGTCAGATATAGTAAAGTTGTTGAAGAACTTACCTAGTCTTGGTGGCATCACTTCAATATCATAAAGTTTGGCGTCTGATACTAATTCTCTAACCTCTGTATGTGGATCAGGTTTTCTGTCTGCATGTCCGAGGTAAGCCTCAAAAAACTCAATCTTGCGATGAACCTTGCAATACGCACTCCTATAGGCGTTAACAGCGTAAGAGACAGCATGAGATTTATTGAAAGCATATCTGTTAGACTTTTCAATCCAACCAAAGATTTCTTCGGCAGTCTCTTTCTCTAGACCTCCAACAGAAATAGCACCGTCAATAAAAGATCCTTTGATCTGATTCATAAGGTCAGCTTTTTTCTTTCCGATAGCTTTACGAAGACTGTCCGCCTCTTTGAGGTCAAAGCCCGCCAGTTGCTGAGCAATCTTCATGGACTGCTCCTGATAAACAAGAACTCCGTAAGTTTCTTTTAGAATCGGCTCAAGACTCTCATGTAGATACTTAACCTCATCAATGCCAGCTTTACGGTCAACATAATGCTGAGTCATTGACTTGCCTTCAGTGAAAGCCTTTAAACATCCGGGCCTAATTAGAGAGATAAGCGCAGCTAGTTCTTCTATGCTTCTAGGCTGAACTCTTTTCGCCCAAGATCTACCTAGCTGTGACTCTAGCTGAAAGACACCCTTTGTCTGCCCTTCGCAAATTAAATCCCAAACACCAGAGTCATTATAGTTGTCAATATTAAACGTAGAATTCTCCATTCGCAAACGCCTTTTCAAATTTAGTCTTCTGTGAAATGTTCCGCTGGAACTTCAAAAATTTAATCAATATATTAGCTGTGTCCTTCACATCCTGCAAGGCATCGTGAGCGTTTTGTTTGCTCTCTTCTGGAAAGCCCATATACTCACGCAAGAAGTCCATACTAAGGCTCTTAAAGTCTTTGTTGTTCTCAGTCCAAGAGAAAACGATGTCCATCAAGTCTAACTTAAAGATAGGATTGAATACAGTCTGACGACCTCTAGCATCGGTTGTGCCGTGCATATCACACATACGCTGAACAATCGGAAGGTCAAACCCAATGATGTTGTAGCCAGCTGCGATAGGGGCAGTGTAAGAGCTTTTCTTAAAGTTAAATTGCATACAGAAATCTTCAAACTTCTTCCATACAGTCTTTGGTAGCGGAGCTTTTGCCAATGCTTCTCTGGTCTTACCTGTAATCTTCAATGCCTCTTCCTCTAAAGGATCAAAGCCAGCCTCAATTGCCTTCTTATCGTCAAGAATAGGGCGAATCTCACTATTGAAAATGCCATTAGGTTGGATGGTTAGTTTTCTCCCATGCAAAGCAATAGCCGCAATTTGTGTCGGCTGTGTCTTGTGAGGATTCCTAGATCCTGTTTCAAAGTCAAATACAATTATGTCTCTATAATTCATCTAACAACACCTTTCAGTTCAACAAACTTATCAACTGCATCATCAATACTATAAAATAATTTACTGTACAACTTCTTCTTATTGTCCGAGTGTACTTGGTAAACTCCATTAGCTTTTCCACGATATTGAGGCAGAAAGTGTCTCAAGTCGCAAAGACTAACATTTCTATACTCAATAGCGCAACCAGAAAAAACAACAGATTTGTAATCTTCTTTAGTGCTCATCTTTAATCTCCATAATTTTACTTAGTAGGTCAATGCCTAGAATATCAAATTTAACGTGACCTTGATCCTCAAGGTCTCCCATTTCAAAACCAGCAACAAGATTCTTGTTTCTGTCTTGAACCATCGGGCAAACCTCTCTCAGTTTATTAGCAGAAATAATAACTCCTGCTGCGTGCTTGCCCTGTGATTTAATTGTACCTTCAATGTCAATAGCTTGCTCAAAGATTTCCGCTAAAGGCCCGATTAAATCTCCTTCTTGATTTACCTTACACCACTTGACTAAGTCGCTAGGTTGGTAGAGTAGTGTCCATCTAATGAGAGACTTTTCTCCACTTTCTTCAATCAGGTCAGACACATCTGCTTCATTAGGAATATTCTTTGTTATATCATTCATCTCAGCAAAGGACACAGCGTTTGTGATGCGCATGATTTCTTTCAGCGCAGCTCGCCCTTGCAGTTTATTAAATGTCAACATCTGGGAGACATTATCTTCGCCGTATTTTGACTTAATATATGCGATAACGTCATCTCGCTTTTCCGCTGGAACATCAACATCAATATCAGGCAAAGATACGTGATCTTCAGTATTACGTCCTGCATTGTAGAATCTTTCAAAGATCAAGTCATACTCAATAGGATCAATCTCTGTGATACCGATTAAATATGAGATCAAACATCCGGCAGCAGACCCTCGTCCGGGTCCCGGCAACCAGCCTTGTTCTCTAACATAGTTTACAATATCTTGAACAATCAAGAAATAACCAGACAGATCTGCTTCAAAAATAACATCCATCTCGTTCTTGATTCTATCGAGATATTCCTGCTTTACACCCTCATCGTCAACCTTGCCCGTCTCGGCAAGCAAGGTTCGCCAGCCATCTCTACATAACTGTTTCAGGTATTCATCTTCATCGTACCCTTCTGGGCAATCGAATTTAGGTAGCATTGGTTTACCAAGAACATTATATTCTTCGCATTGCGCTGCAATGTCAGCAACTTTATCTATCAAATCACTACCATAGGCTGATTGGGCTTCATTTGGCGACAACATATAATACTTGTCAGAGTCAAAGAATCCTTTGAGTTTTTTGAACCCGTCCTGTTTTAGCCTCTCTTTTGACTTAGCCATTGTAGTCTTCATTCCAGAACACAGGAGTATCCTATGTAGCTCCGCATCTTTTGTTTCAGCATAGTAACTAGGCTGTTGCTTTAGCTTATCAATGCAAATCAAATTTTCACTGTGAGATTTTAATAGCTTGTAAACAACATCATCGCTATACGAGTTTTTCTTAGAAACTAAGTCAATCAGGTCAAACCATCCAGCTTTGTTTTTAGCCAAGAGAGTAGTTGGCTTATGACTTTCAAATTCAAATGTACAGCCAATGATAGGCTTAATGTCATTCTTCTTGCAAGTTTTGTAAAAGGCTACAGCACCAGAGATAGTATTTATATCAGTGATAGCGCAAGACTTGTAACCAAACTCTTTGCATTTAGCCACGAGCTGTTCTGGTTTAGAATAGCCTCTCTGCAAACTAAAGTGCGTCTTATTGTTCAGTGGAATCCAATTCATTACAGTCCTCAAATTTATTCAATTCTGAAATAGCAACATTGTGACAATCTGCTCGAACTATGAAGCCATTAGATGGATCTTTCTGGCCTTTTGTAAGTTTGCGAGCTTTCTTAAAATAATCATCGTGAGTCAACCAACCTAAGACCCACGCTCTTCCCCATCTTCTATTTTTATTTTCAATTCTAACAAAAACATATCTATCGCATTTTTGTTTTGTATTAAAGTTGGCGACTGAGCAATCATAGAAAGGTTTAGGTGGAGAAGTGCACCTTTTTGTTTTTACGTCATACTTAGTTCCGTCCTTTGCAACTAAGTCGTAATCATAAGTGTTATTAATTGTACCACCTATAACAACATTTGCAACCTCTTCTCCTAAAAACCCAGCAATATTTCCATCGCCCTTCATGATGGAGTTTTTGATAACTCCCATCTCTCTGGACTTTGCCCATGCTCGTTTCTTCATATCTTCTGTAATTTTTACTTCAATCATTATCCGGGAGCCTCATAATATCCAACATCGAAACCTTCTCTTGTGCAATTTTGTATTGTATCTAGCATACCAAATTGGTCTAGGTGATTACTGACATGACGACACATACTTTCATCAGTTCCGGGCCAATCTTTCTTACAGAAGTCACAGAGTTTTTGACACTTCCAGTGAGATTGATTTCTTGACAACATTCTTGGTCTAGTTGTCTTTTTGATTTCTTGAAATCTGTCTTTTAGCATACCAAGAAACTTTTGTCTATCAGACTCTTCAAAGCAAATACTGAACGGACCTCCATCCCTAATAAAGTATATCGACATAATTGCGTCATCATATTCAGGGAAAAGCTTAGAAATAGCATAATGATAAAGCATTAACTGTGGGTCTTTGCAGAGCTTCTCGTATGTTTTTTCTTCTCCTGTAGCCCAGTTCAATCTACGCCCAGTCTTCCAGTCAATTACTTCGATAACACCATCTGACACTTCTGTCACTAAGTCAATAGTGCCTTTAATCGCAAGCCTACCTTCGACCTTGCTTCCATCAGGCATATCGTATTCATACTTCGCCCAGTCTTCTTCAATAGGAATATCAAACTGTGGTTCTGCTGCAACGATATTTCTCTTGCGTGGATCAAAGTTGCCATCGTCATAACTTAGTGCTTCCCAAGTAAGCTTGTCGCAAAACTTGTAGTCGGCATTGGTATAGTGATGAGTGCAGGGCACAGTATAATGGTCGTAGCTGCGCTTAAGGATTTCGTTTACAAATTTCTTTGTTCCGAGTCTACGTTTAGTAAACTCGACCTCTCCGATAGCGTCATCCTCAAGCAACAGCTCGTCACCGTCTTGTAATAACTTCTTACAGCCAGCTAGAACTTCCATCACTTTATGGACTACAGTGCCAAGCTGGGCCTTCTTGCCAGATACAGTACTATGCCCTAATACGTAGGTCATGAAGTATTGCATTTGACAATATTCAAAATTGTTATAGCTAGAACTTCTTATATATGTAACTAACATATTACTCCTTGATTTTCATGATTCCGCCAACAAGTTGACGTTCATCATTTTCGGACTTTGGTTCTGTCGATTCGATTACGCTACCGAGCCATCCCCATCCTTCTAGTAAAGAGATAATTTCTACGTTTGTCTCATTTAGACTTAAATTTTTGTTATCTATGGTCGCATCATAGTTGTCTATCAAATCACTTTCTGCCTCGCTGCTATGACCATCGTTGTCAACGCCTCTTGTTAGATGAATGACCTTGCCTCCAGCATTTTGTATAGCATCCACTTCATTTTGAAATCTGCAATCAGAAATAACTGCAATCAAAGGTTCTTCGGTGCGAATAGTTTTGATTGTATGATCCGTCCAGATGTCGGGATGTATTTTTCTGCAAATATCTGTTCCAAAGTGTTGCATGAACTCTCTAGCAGACATCTTACCAGTTTTATCTCCTTCATATCCGGGCATGTCTTCCCAGTTAATGAATGTCTCAGAGTTCTTCTGTTCATCAGTACCATAACACTGTGATCGGTTAAGACCAAATAGACCAGTACAAATTTCCTTCAATGCTCCAGCAAATGAATAATGCTTAATATAAGGCCACATACTTTCTGCCGCCCATAGTCCAAAATCCAGATCTGTTCTTGTGACATCTAGAACCGCAGCTGATGTCTCATTTTCGCCTTCAGCATTTGTGAATGTGGCATTGACCAAAAGTCTTCCCTTCTCATCAATTTCAAAACGGTCAATCAAATTGTGACACCTCATTTGATAGCCGTGTAAAAAAGAACACGCAGAATTTTTACCGGATTGTTTTCTGCCAGCGAAAGCCAGAATTCTAGTCATTTATAATACTCCCTGTAACTTATTAATTATTTGATCTTGTATTTGTTCGACCGTCATATCCCCAACATCTTTTTGGTCAATTTCTGGTCTGTAATAATTGAATCTTCTACCGCAGCGTTTTAATATTTGATTAGCCGCCTTCTGTCCCGCCTCATCATAGTCTGTAAGTATGACAACATTCCTAGCGCCACTTCTTTCTATTAGTATCAATTGGTCTTCGCTAAGACTTGCGCCAAAAATTCCAACGGTATTTGTGACGCCGGCTTCGTGCATACGCCAAACATCGCCTTGTCCTTCTACTAGAACAATAGTGCCTTTTTTCATTATATCATCCTTAGCGACATTATACCCGTACAAATAAGAACTTTTTTTGAAACCTTTGCTGTGTAGCCATTTTGGTTGCATATTCTGGTAGATTGCTCTACCGATACAGGCGACGTAATTATTGTTCTCATCGTAGATAGGTACGACTACTCGGCCTGACATTGGTTTACCTTTGCCGATACACATACCTATGTCGAATTTCTCAAGAGTTTCCGCTTTATATCCACGGTTGATGTAATATTGTGAAGGTATATCAAGTTTACTTACGACAGAACCTCTATCAATAACTTGCTCGTGCCTTACTGGTTCTCTCTGAAAAGTCTCTAATATTTTAACAACACTGTAATTTTCTACAGGTTGCTCGAATTCAATACTCTCTGGGTCTAAGCCTAAAAACTTACTGCAGAAATAAAATGTCTCTAATACTCCAACCTCTTTAGACTTTCTATTTGTAAGAAGACCGCGAACAAAACCAAAGGTATTCTTGCCATAGTCTTCGTGGCAGTTCGCTGTCCAGCAGTTCCAGTTGCCTTTTGAACTGACCCCATCGGTAAATATGGAACAACCTTCTGGATTGTCACCTCCGTGAATAGGACAAGCAAAGGCTAGTCTATTTGGGTATTCAATATAATCAATTTCAAAATATTTCAGCAAATCTTCAACTCTAGTTGCGAGCTGATTAGACACCGCTAATATCTGCTGATTCGTTAGTCGTTTGTTCAAAACCATCATCCTTAATCTTGCTTGATTTATGGGCCTCGTTTCTTGTTTTGCCCTCAACAAGCTTACCAAATTTACCAAACATGTTCATATTGATATAGTCACCATCATCAAGTCCGGCTCCGTGACGAGCAACAATTGGAACAAGTTTTCTGTTACCATGTTCCTCTCCGTCATCAGCCATCTCTTCGTCTGACTTCATCTTAAAAATAGTAAAGCTGGTACACAACCAAATCAATCTGTCAGAACCACTGACAACATCTGTTGATTCCTTTGTAATACCATCTCTGTTTAGCTGCACAAAACTCAAACAAGGGACATCATGTTTTACGCAGAAGTTATGTAGCTGCGTAATTTGAAACCCTAATACTTGGAACTCCTGCATGGAGTTAGAAATACTGTCCGAGTTCATCAATTTCAAATAGTCATAAATTATAATACAATCATTTGTTCTGCCATTTTCATCAAAGCCAACTTCTTGGTGAATCCATTTGCGCATAATTGCAAGAATGTTTTCAAATGGCTGACCAGCAATACTAACGTAGTGATATGGGATATTCTGTAGTTCTTCGGCTGCCTTTTCTACTTTCTCAATATCTAAATCATTGTTAGCGAATTTGCCACTAGCTAACTTGTTAATCTCCACGCCGCTGAGGTTTGCCAGCATACGATTGAGGTGGTCTTCTTTTGACATTTCAGTATCTAACATCAACACTGGGATATTTAAGTTTCTAGATACGTGCATGGCTACAGCGTCACCAAACATGGACTTACCGACTTTAGGACGGGCAGCAACCAGATCTACACATTTCCTGCGTATACCTCCACCAATAGCCTCATCAAAGCGGGGAAATCCGGTGCTTATGCCCAGCATTTCATTTTGGTTTTCTTTCAAAAACTCAACGTATTCGCCTACATCTTCACCAATAATTTTTGGTTTATTATCTGAGCCTTGATATATCTTTGAAGTGGCATCAAGAATAGGAGTTTCGATCAAAGAGATGATCTCTGCAATATCTTCGTCACCATTGATCTTGTCTACTTCTAAAGAACATTTAGCCAAAGTCTTCTTTACGTCACGAGCTATCTTGAGTTTAGCTAACTTAGCCCCATTGACAGGAATGTTATCTTCCAGAATGGGAGTATCAAACAAGTATCTTAAATAACCAGCTTCCTCTTTAATGATGTCGTAATGATTAAGCTGATTTGCGGCGGAAAGCAATGACGAAAGCTCCGCCTTTTGAGTAGACTCAAGAGACTTTTTTATACAGTCAAAGATAACCTGATTTGTTTGATCTACAAAATACTCGGTACTGATATACTCAACCTCAAGCATTGCATCAATTCCGTATTGACACAAACCAGCGAGAACAGCAGATTCAGCTGCGGCATCTTCTAGCTTATTTTCATTTTGTTTAATTCGTACCATAATAATCCCACATTGGCCATTGCATAAGAAAACCACATAAGCGCATGTGGATAATCTTTTTGTTTTACACAAGAAACACACACAACTAAGTACATTATCGAAGCTGTTGTGATCGCAAGCATACCTAAATTCATTTACATTCCTCTAAAAATATAGAACCCCATACAAATAGTAGCACTCAAAAATACGCCGAGTAGGAAGTCTTTCCATTCTAAAGTAATTGCTTTCTTCATTATCCAAAAAATCCTTTGATCTTAGTTAAGATATCCCCACCTCCAAAACCACCTTTGAAGATTACTAGGTATGCTACTATAGCACCAACTATGATAAAAAACAACCACTTTCTCTTAGAAGCGACCGCATAAAACTTTTCTTTTATTGCTGCAATCTTCTCTAATCGGTAGTTTCGTCTTTCTTCAACCTTCTCTTTGCGTTCTTCTTTGCGTTCTTCCTTAGCCTCTCTTCTAGCTTCACCTCTAGTCCTAGCCGATTCTTCCGAAACTTCGGACTCTTCGCTATCGCCTACTTCGGTAGCCTTGTTAGGGAAAATTTTATCTTTAATACTTTGCAATATATTTTTGAACATTATAGCTCCTTAAGAAAATCTAAGTTTAGTTCCAAGTCTGTTTTGGCGAACCATCGGTGCCAAATATCACCCTCTCCTCCATCCCCATTAGAGGTGTAGAATTTTTTATATCCTAGCGATTCCATATAATCATAGCTCTTATAATTTGGAACAAATCCATGATGCTCAGCGCAAATTACCTTAATATCCATTTTAGAAAAATCTATGCCAGATATTGCTTCATGCTCAAAGCCCTCTAAGTCAAGTGATAGAAAATCAACTGCTGTTATGGACTGATCGTCAAAAATTTGCTGCAGAGTTTTTGCTGGAGCTATGAATGATTCCGTCGAATCAGAAGCGCCTGAACAAGTCGCAGTCATGCCTCCGCCATGAAGTGTTATCGTTGGTTTATCATACTGGTCAGATACAATAGCGGCATGCACAAATTTAGTTGCCGGTCTATTAAGCAAAAAACCAGCTTCATATCTAATTTGAGCATCTATTGCTATGCCAGACCATCCAGCCCTTTCTAAATCAAAGGTGTTATTCTGTTCATTATAGTCATTGCAACCAGCGTCCACAAAAAAACCGCTACTACCAAATATTGAGAGGGCTATCTTATCTACATTATCTTGAGCCGCCATTATTCTCCACTGCTCCCGAAGCCACCCTCTCCACGATCAGTATCATCGAGATCATCAACTTCTAAAAATTCAACATCTTCAACTTTTTGTATGATTAATTGTGCTATTCTATCACCCGGATGAACATGCACTATTTGGTCAGAAGTATTCAGTAGGCAAACTTTTATCTCGCCCCTGTAGCCAGAATCAATTACACCAGCAAGAACATCAATACCCTTCTTAACTGACAAGCCAGACCTTGGCCAAATTAGACCACAATAGCCATCGGGAATAGCAATTGATATGTCGGTAGAAATTAATCTTCTTTTATGTGGATAAACTGGCTGTGATGTGTGGGAAGCGTATAAATCCCAGCCAGCATCAGAACTGTGCGCCTTAGTAGGAACGCTTGCAGATTCGTTTAATAATTTAACTTTTATCATTATCTTCTCCTCCCAGCTAGACAGCTATCACATACAAACCACTCTCTTCTATGTGACTCGTGTACATTGAAAATCTCATTACACTCTTGGCACTTCTGCGGAACTAACTTGCTAGGACTTCTTCTCTCTGTGGGCACGAAATCTGGAGTTTCTATGTCAGTATGTTCTGTGCCATCGTCAACAAACTTATTTTCTCTAAGTTTAACACTATTGACAGGTGTTCTACTACTCGACTTAGGATTTCTTTCCATAGCGAACTCATCGGCAGTGACTCTCTGAGGTGTGTTTTCTTCCTTCTTTACTACCTGTTTCGGTTCAGGTTGAGCAGGTGTTTCGGTTTCAATATCCACCTCTAATAGAGAGTTTGCCATATTTATTAAATCCTCATCATTAAGAGCAATACCTTTTCTTAGTAGCTCTTTTGCTGTATCAATTATCGACATTAGTAACCTCTTCTTTTGCCTAAGTCTTGTAATAATCCAGCCATCCTCTTTGTATTATCGACTTTACCAGAAAGTCTGTTGAGTCTAGCTTGCGACATAATTTTTAATCTATTTAATTCTGTGGCCATTGGGTTTTCTTTTACTGCGGAATAATATTTTTCCTGCCATTTGGAGTATTGGCCTCCGTAGTTTTGCAGCTTATCTCCGACCATGAACCAGATGCTGTCATCGCAAAACTCAACGACCGTCTTCTCTTTATTATAAACACCTTGAAGATATTCTGCATGAGCAAAAAGAACAAAAGAATAAGACAGCGCCTTCTCTTGACTCAGAGATCTAATCTCATCAGAGCTTAGCGCCATGATTGGCTCCACTTCTTCATTTTCTTTTGCAAGGTCTGCGTTTCTATCTTCAATCCAGTCATCCACTTTTGAGAGGAATTCTGTAACTTTTTGTTCGTTAGTCAAATTTTGCCCTCCATTGTTCTTCAGACTCATTATAATTTAGTTCAATTAAAGTCATATGGTTTAGTTCGCACCAAGCTCTTTTATCTTTATCTCTTGCTTGAGCTTTGAAAAACGCCATCTTGTCTTTGTGAAAAAATGAATTGAACTTAAAGTGCTGTTCGCCATGCACTTCTACAATCAGCTCTCTGTTTGGCACATATAGATCAGCATAGAGCAGAGTCTTCCTAGAGCCTGTTCTAGTTCCCGGTAGTGTCACTTCCTCTAGTATTCTATCATAAGGGTACACTTCTTTCAAGATGGATCTTGCTTTTTTATGTAAAGAAGATCTGTTTTTTTCATCTACCGAGGCTTGACTTCTAGAGGGGTTCCACTTCCAAGTTTTACCATCGAGACCTTCTACATACATTATAGCATACCCTTAATTTCTTTTTCTAAGATGTCAAAGACTTCTTCATTCGCCAGTAAGAAGTTATACAACCTTTCTTGACCTTGGAACTTTACTGCTTTTAGGACTGCCTCAGTATCTTCTATATTTGTTTCTGGCTTTATCTTCTTGACTACATCAGTAAAACCAACCATGAACTCACATGTGAACCAAGCGCCAGCCTTACCTATTAGACCTAAGTCCAGTCCAAGCATGATAAGCTCTTGAATTTTGTCTACACCGTGTCCATATTTAATCCAGCTTTGACACTCTGTTCCGGGAGATCCCATAGATGAACAAACTACTTTCCAATTAACAGCCTGTCCAACCTGACGGTCGCTTTGCACCCAAGGGCTGATAGATTTTACTTCCATTCTAGTGTCTGCCTGATATTGAATTTTTCTACCGCAGTCTGGCATTCTAGACGCACCATAGCCAGAAGTATTAGCGATGAAGTGTGTGATAATAATCAGTGTCGCCCTTTGATTGGGAACAATCTGTCCCATCTTTTTACAAAATACAGACAGGATCTTCGGGAGTCCTGCTCGTCCGGGAGTCATGTCTCCATCTAATTCTTTTGCTGGCATTAGGGATGAAGTGGAGTCGATAATACAGACACAGCCTTCATTCTCTTTTGCGCTGACAAGCTTGACTGCGATATCTAGAAACGCCTCTGCACTAAGTGGCTCATCCTCAGAATGAATGATTTGCATTTTTTCCTTATCCAAGCCGTCCACGCCAAGCAGATTCATTTCTTTTAGTCTGCCTTCAGCGTCAAGATAGATGATTGGACGACCTTCTTTTTGGCAGTTGGCAGCGATTTGTAAAGCTGTAGTTGTTTTTCCGCACTTTGGATCTCCAGTTAGGATGACCCAAGAGCCTTCTTTAATCCCGCCGCCTAATGCTAGGTCAATAGCAGGACTGACAGTAACAACCTTATAATCTTTCCTTCTCTCTAAAACTTGATTCCCAGTGGAGATCACATTGCCATATTTCTTAATAATTTCTTTTACAAATGCTGGATCAGTCTTTTTTGTCTTTGCCATTTGAGTTCCTCAATTTAGAAAAAAGAGATTTGTTGCCAAAGCTCTTCATAGGTTTTACATTTATGTTATCTTCTTCTACTTCAATAATATCACGTTGTTTGGGTTTTGGCCTTGAGTCTAGAAGTTTTTTATGCTTTTTAACTTCATCTTTTACCCATTTTGGTAATGCAGAGTAAACTCGCTTGTTTTTGTTTATAATGTAATCATAGACAGCATCTTCGCCAAATTCAGAGATCATTTTATAAACCTCTTGAACTTGACGTTGATACTGTTTTTTGCGAGTCTTATTCCAGAACTTATAGGATAGAGAGCCTTCATTTTCTCTCTCTGCCCTACGTTGAACCAATATTTCAGCGATGTATTGGCCTATGGTGCAATACTCACCCGTTGAGGGTGACTTGAACCTGCTCGTTTTGCTTCTTTGTTTCGCCATTATTCCAAATCATCCAAGAAAGATTTTCCTGAGTCATCATTCTTCTTTGAGAGAATTCCATAAATTGACACTCTGGCCAACTATATTTCTTTATCTCTACTTCAAGATTTTCATTTAATAAACCAAATGTCATGTGCTGGTAAGACGGCCCGTCTCCAGTTACCATGTCAATATCTTTTGAAAAACCCCTAGCAATAAAAAAGCCATCAAGGCCATTTTCATCTTCAAAAACAACCTCTTCAGGTGCTCCCATTACAATTACTTGCGCTTTGGTTACAACTCTACCGTTTTCTTCACAGTGTCTTTGCAGTCTAAGCCAAGGGCTTTCAGGCAATCCGGGACGCTCATAGTCGCCCCAGACAATAGTGCCATCGTCTAATGTACATTTCCAAGTCATGGAAATGTCTTCCATAATCAGTTTACGGATGTGTTCATCTCTGACAGTACAAATCATATCAGTCCTCCTTAATTTTATGGATAGACCCCCTATGGCGAGGAGCTACATTGACTTTTTCTGGCAATCTTTCTTCTTTGGTCTCATCTCCTGCCATCGAAGCGTTTTCGGTCATAACGACAGCTCCGTACTTTTCGTTTCTTGCCATTAGTTCTCCAGCTTTTGGTACTATGAAACCTTCAGCATCATCAGTAGCACCTTTAATAGAAACAGATACAGACGGTTTGTCTGGACTTTCTTTTTTAGGTTCTTGATCGCCAAGCTTTGCTAAATAATTGCTAACAGATTTTTCTGATCTATCAAGATCTTCTGCAATCTGATCCGCTGACAACTGTTGATTTTCCTCGATATAACTTTTTTCGCTTTTAGAAAGCGGGCCCTTCTTAGTCATTTTAAACCTCCATTAATGATCTTCTTGCGCGAGTCAAAAAGATTCTATCTCTCTTTGTTAAATATTCTAAATAGTAAGCATACACTTCTTTTCTGACTTTTCTGAAGTCAAAGTATGGTCTATTATGCATGTTCTTATCAGCACCAAACGGGTCAAACAGATCCCCTCTACCATATTTAATATAGTAGGTTGTGTATTCTCCGTTTTCAACGACCTTAACAAACGCATCTTTCTTCTGGACCTTTTCACCTTTTGCTCCGATAAAAGTAGTTACTTTTTCAGGAACATCCGGCAAATTTAGGTGTGATATATCATCATTTTCTGCTCTAGCCATTTAGCTTCTCCAATAATTCTTTAATTTTTTTAATACAATCAGCTCTGTCAAAACCATCAACAGTCATTTTAGCATGGCGGCCAATATCATATCTTGCAAGCTCTTCTTCACTTGCAGGGATAGGATCAAGATCGCCATTCTTCAATACTTCATGAACAGCTATACCTATATGTATAATAGCTTTATGTGGTAGATTTGCCCTATCAGTCATTAGTCACCTTTTTCGATATACTTAATTTTTTCTGCAGTTGACATCTTATTTATTTTATTTCTTCGTTGATTAACTTCTCGGTCTTTCTTGACCTTATCCATATTGTCAGCCTGCATCTTGTCTTGGAGCTCATACTTGCCAAGCTTCTGTGTATTTCTATCGGCAAGATGTTGAATAGTGCTAGGCTCACCCTTAACTGAAATATGTGGCGCGCCTAAGATAACACGCCTGAATTTATGTTTTTTGCATTGTGGGCATCTGACCAGAGGTTTCTCGGAAAACTTCTGAAAAACTTCTTTGTGATAGCCACACTCGCTACATTCATAATCATATGTTGGCATAAAAAACTCCTATAAATAGTCTATCAATATTATAGACTTACTTATCGAGTTTGACATCTACTTTCTTTAGATTTTCAGAGAATTCTTGCAATGTGCTTATGGTTGTTTCTCTAGCTACTTTCTCTGCGGCCTCAGTAGCGTAAGCCTCGACCTCTATTGGAAGCTCATTAGAAAGAGCTTGTAAAAATGTTTCAAACTTCATAGCTGTGTTGTCTGATATTGAGGTATTGTAATATATACCTTCTTCCAAAATGGTAAGTCTTTGCTCTAATTTAGCGTTATTATACTCAGCTCTAGCACCTATAAGAACAATAACAGTTAGAAAAACTCCCCTAAAAATATTTAACTGGTTCACCTTCATCTTCATTCTCATCTTCTTCTTTGTTGAGTGTCATTAAAATTTTGGACACAATACCGCTACGCACAATATCGCTATAATCCAATTTGCAAACACCAACGCCAGATACCTCAACGAGTTTATCCATGCATGTTTTAAGACCACCTTGATGCTTGCCTAAGTCGGACTGTCTTAGGTCTCCATTTATCACAGCTTTGGAATCCTTTCCAATTCTAGTAATAAACATTTTAATTTGCTCAAACGTGGCATTCTGAGCTTCGTCTAAGATCATAAAGCAATTATGAAAGTTTCGCCCCCTCATATATTCGAGCGGGCATAATTCAATAATATCTCTACTTCTATAAGTTTCTACCGTATTCTTTGTAAGATATTGGTTCATCTCCTCTATAATAGGTATTAAGTAGGGATTAATCTTTTCTACTAATGTGCCGGGCAAGTGACCCAAACCACGACCCGACTCTACAACAGGTCGAGTAATAATAATTTTGTCTACTTTCTTTTCTATCAAGTATTCACAAGCCATTCCCACAGAAACACTTGTTTTACCAGATCCAGCAGGCCCAGAACAAAAAGTCACATCAGACTTGTTTATGCTCTGCATGTAGGTTTCTTGGTTTCGTGTTTTAGGCCGTAATATTTTTCTTCTTTGTCTTGTTGTCTTTGGTTTTTTTGCTTGTCTTGCCATTAATTATTCTCTACTGCTATAGTTTTAATTTCTGAACCCTGACACATTGGACACATCGACTGAGAGCCGGGTTTATGTATGCCAAGTTGGTGATGGGTCATAAGGATTGCTTGCATTATCTGCGTATCTCTAAGTCTCGCATGTATGGGTAATTCTCTGAGATCTTTTTCCACTGGGATTTTGACCTCTATTGATGGCTCCTTATTCATTATATGCCTGAACATATAGAAAGAGCTCGCTAAATTCAGTAAAGATAGAGAAAAAAGCACGTAAACTGCGTTCTTGTAGAATTTCATTATATTAACCAAACAGTTCGGTTATAACCTTGCCGGAGTTAGCGATTTTCATAGGTCTACCACTGCTGCTAGTAAACGTAGTCCCCAAAGAAATGCTCAGTGCTTTACAAACGGAGGCCATAACATCCTGTGAGGTGTATGGTTCGGTTTCA